GGTCCTGTAGGTCCTGTAGGTCCTGTGTTACCTGTAGGTCCTGTAACTGTTGAAGCAGCACCTTCAGCACCAGTTGGTCCAGTAAAACCTCGAGGTCCTGTTGGTCCTTGAATGTTTCCAACGTTATTCCATGTACCAAAGTTTGGTGGAGTTGAGTTTGGAGTCCAAACATACAAATCACCACTTGCGATTAAATAAGCATCGCCAAAATTTCCTGTAGGACGAGCAGCAAGTAAAGTTGCTTCATCGGCATACTCACCCTTAATTGTTACGGCAGTTCCTTGTGCACCAGTAGGTCCTGTAGGTCCTGTAGGTCCTGTGTTACCTGTAGGTCCTGTAACTGTTGAAGCAGCACCTGTTGGTCCTGTAGGTCCAGTAGAACCTGTAGGTCCAGTAAAACCAAGTGCACCTTGTGCACCAGTCGGACCTGTAGGTCCAGTTACTGTTGAAGCAGCACCAGTAGCACCAGTAGGTCCTGTTGGTCCTTGAATACCTTGTGAACCAGTTGGTCCAGTTGCTCCTGTATTACCAGCAACACCAGATGCACCAGTCGGACCAGTTACACCTTGAATACCTTGTGGACCTTGAATACCTTGTTGACCTGTTGGTCCTGTCGCACCCATTGCACCTGTAGCACCAGTAGAACCCATCGCACCAGTAGGTCCTGTTGCTCCTGCAGCACCAGTAGGACCAGTTACAAGAGAGTCAGCACCAGTAGGACCAGTTGCACCTTGTGGACCAGTAAATCCAGTTAAACCTTGTGGACCAACTGCACCAGTAGGACCTTGTGGTCCTGTTGCACCTGTCGCACCAGTTGCTCCTGTTGCACCAGTTGCACCAGTTGCAGAAGCAGAACCTGCAGGACCTTGTGGACCTGTTGGTCCTGTTGGTCCTTGATAACCACGAGGTCCTCGAGTTGTAGGAACTCCAGGTAAAAGTGCAGGGTCAATCTCTGGATAGAGAGGGCTATTTGGGTCAATAGGCATTACGTTGTCACCTCACGCACTGTAAATAGTTTGCCAGCCTTGTATGTTTCTCGAGTTCCGTTATCACTAACTAACTCGATGTCCCAGTACATACGCTGTGCAAGTCTTTTGGTCTGGTCCTTGGTCAAACTTAAAGTAATCGTATGGCTTGTATTATCGGTTGGAGAGGTAGTAACTGTCACAGTAAACGGCATGTGACTTTGTAAAACTCCTGCTTTCCAACGAATATTTGCTACTACTCCTCGTGTGACGAGGCTTCCGACGAACGGAATAGAGTACGTAAACGCCACATCTTGATAGGCAGTAAGGTCCACAGAGTCATAAGGTCGTTCTGAGGGCTGGTCGCCATAGGTAGGTCGGGCAAGTTCGATTCTTTCTGGGTAAGAGTAATCATCCACCTCCTGTGGTCGATAAACTGGTACGTAGTGATTTGTTGTCTTAGAAATTCTGCGGAATGTAAATACCTCAATACGATACATACCGATACCAAGCAGAACACATAGTTCGCGGTATTGGTCTTTGCGTGCTTGAATCATATCCATTAATTGACGGTAACGCTCAGAACGTGGAATTGTCACACCGTCTGGAGCAAATACGTTAATGTCAAAAGAAGCATCAGTTGCTAAAGTGTAAAGAGCAAGTGTGCTTGCAAGAAGAGATACTGGATAAACCTCTACGGGAGGAAGATTTTCAAGAGTTTGAATTCTTCCTAAAGAGTCTGTTCTATTATTTGAATGCTGCAATACAGCGTTTTCTACAAAGCGATTAATTTCTGCTGGTGTAAAGTATCTAAAGTAATTACCAGCAACTGTAACTTCAGTGCCATCTGGTGGAATCACATCTGTTACTAAAACTCCTGTTGCTTCTTCTACGGAAACATCGTTGGAAACATTGGAATCATTAAATCTTACGTACAGGCTTGCTGCATCTACTGGAGAGTAGTGAAGACCAAATCTATTTGTTGTACCATCTGCAATAAACTGCATAACAAAAGACTTAGAGGAGTCTCCTATTTCGGACCTAACCATTTCGGCTAAGTTAGACGCTGTTGCCACGTATCCTCCGTGCTTAAACTCTAGATGCTAATGATTCCTTATTAAGCAAATTTAATCAGCATTAAAAAGGTTACTCCTCTAGGAGGAGGGCAGAAACTAGAGGAGTAACCAGAGTGTTGACGATAACTAAACAGACTGTTTAGTTTGGTCGCCAAATATAACCTAGACCTTCGAGGTAGTTAGCCAGTTCTGAAGGAACTGAGTATTTAACTCCTGCTTTAAAGTTGTATGTGTTTCCTACACCCCAGGTCATTTCTTCAATGTCTGTGATGGTTCGGATAACAACTTTGTCATTTGCAAGTGTTACGCCAACTTCTACGATTTCGTCTAGAACAATTGGTTTCTCTGGACTCTTTGGGTCAAAGACCGCAGTTTCCAGAAGTTCAGCCTCAACCTTGTTCGCTGTAGAAATTTCTTCCTTACGCTTACGAAGTGCTTCTGCATTGTCTCTTGTTGCTTGTTCCTGTGCACGCCCTGTTGCGTCCAAAGGACTAGTTGCTTTATTTGCCACGATGTATTTCTCCTTGTGTTTGTTTTGTTAATTTTTGTGGCGGAAGAGTCCCAAAGAAGGAGTATGGGACTCTTCCGACCAATGCTTATTTAATTAAGCGGTGAAGACCTTACAAATTGCTTGGTCTGTGATTACGCCAAGACCCCAAATTGCATACCAAGCAAGAGCGTGCTCACGACCGAAGTCAAGAACGCCACCATCGCGAAGTTCAACTGGAAGGGAAATTGCGTGACCGAATGCGTTGTCACCAATCATGATTGACTCGTAGACAGTTGTTGCTGCAGTGCCAGCAGATGAACCAGCAGGGTTTGGTGAAGTTGAACCTGTTGGGTTTCCACCTGAACCTGGGTTTGTGTTTGCCTTTACTGGAACTTCAGTCTGGTCAGCAGGTGCACCAACATTTGCAGTCTCGTTAACAACTGCTCCTGATGCGTATGACTTAACCTGAGTTGTTTCGATGAATACTACGTCGTATAGACGACCGATTTCACCTAGCATGAAGTTTCCTGGAGCAGCGTACTTTGTAACTTCGATGAACTCTGGGTTCGAACGAATGTCACGTGACTGCTTTGGATTGATGAACATTACGTATGTCTCACCTAAGCGAGGAATGTTCTTTGAAGCAAGGGTAAGTGCAGCATCCTTGACAGAACCAGTAGTCAACTTGTGGTTGGCTGTGATGGTTGAGATTGATGTTGCCTTTGAGCCTTCGTCGTAGAATGACTGTGACCCTGCTGATACGCCTGTACGGTCGTAACCAAATACTGCAGATGTTGCAGCACCTAGTGTGTTACGTGCCTGTACATCTAGGTACTGTGCCATGTGGCGACCTAGAAGACGTGAAGATGATGCCATAACGTCATCGAATGATGCGTTAAGAAGTAGTTCAGAAACTGCTACTGCGTAGCCGTGTTCTGCAACTGTGATTGCAATTTGTTCTGCTGTAAGAGCGTTTGTTGTTAGACGTACACCTTCTGTAAGTGGTGCTGGGTCTACAGCAAAGTTCTTGTAACGTAGGAAGTTCACACGAAGACCAGGTGCTACACCTAGTTCAGTCTTCTTAACTGCAAACTGCTCGAAACGCAGAATTGGCATTGCTTGAAATAAAATTTCTTTAGACCAGATGGTCTGAATTGCTGTGGATAGGCTGGAGTTTGAACCACTATAAGCGGTAGGTGCTCCTGCTAATTCACTGGTGCCTGTAATCGCTGATGCCATGTTGGTATCAGTCCTTTCTTGTTAGTTGGATAATCTAGTTTGTTTGGTTTTACCCGAACAGTCCCTTACCACGATTACCTGCTGCTTCGCCAAGTAGTTTGGCTCGTTGCTTCGCGTAATCCGCCAATGACATTTCCCGAATATTTTCGGGAGAGTACGAACGTTGTTCCGAATCATTATCGAGAGGTCCTGATGCAGGAGACGTAATACGTGTTCCTGCCATTTCCCTGCGAGTAGACTGTAAAGCCTGCTGTGCAGAGTCGAGAATACGAGCAGATTTATCTTTCAATGACGCGATGCTCTGCTCGATTTCATCACGGTTGTTACCCTCAATCAAATCAATGAGTTCAGGAATTACGTTTTCACGCTCCTGCTCAATTCTTTGTTGACGGTACTGCATTACTTCTTGAAAATGTTTTTCTTGCTCAAGTAGAGCAAATGCTCGTTCTCTTTCGAGACGCTCTGCTTCTAACTGAGTCTGAAATTCTTTTTCCTTTTTTTCTAGAAGTTGACGGATGTCCATGTCTGCTTCTAGTTTCTTTTCCTCAAGTTCAGCCTGCTGTTGACGAGCAATTTCTTCTTGCTCTGCCTTCTCATCGCGCTCCTTCTTCAAGGTAGCAAGTTCTTCTTTTAGTTTTTCCATTTGCGGATACAACTTTTCCTTTTCTTGTGCACGAGCACGAGATAGGTCTTCGGCTGAAAAGCCAAAGTCAGTTGCTTCCTTAGAAGCCTTACTTTCCACGATAGGAGTAGCAGTCTCTTGCACTACTGACTCAATCTGTACTTCTTGTACTTCAGTGTTTTCCATAGTAATTGCGTATCCGTTTCCTTGGTTATTGTCCGAATGCGGTTTTACCCGCGTGTCCCACATTTCTTACCTGATAATTGCACAACATTTCGAAGTGTTTGTCAGGCTAAATCAGATTTTTCATCTGAAATTTATTGGCTTCTATCTACTGCTCTTCTCTGTGGAATTTTCGTTCCATAGGATTCGGTCAGCAGTTTGTTCCGAATATCCATCTCCATACTAGCCTCTGTCATAGCCATTTCTTGGGCAGCAGGGTCGGCAGCATTTTCTGGGGTTGGAGCACCTGAGAGGTTATCTCCCATAATGTCGCCATCACCTAGTTGAGTAGGTTGCAGTGGAACTGCTCCATCTCCTCCAGGACCTGGCATCATTCCAGTCATATCTTGAATTTCTTTTTGAATCTGCACCTTTAACAAGGTTAGAGCACCATCTGAAAGTGCTTCCGCTTTAAGTTCTTCACGAATCTCTTGTAGTTTCTCTTCTGGGAACTCTTCTCCCAAAGTGCGTAAAGCACCTTCTTTAGACTCAAGACCCATGCCAAGTTTAGTTTGTACTTCGTTAAGGATAATTAACTTATCTAATGGAAGAGGAGGTGGGAACTGAACGCTGTTTTGATAGGTAAGAGAGTCGTTAGGGTCAAGTTTAACCATTTGACCTTCTTTGATTGGACCGTCTTCATCTGGGTTATACATCAATGTTTCTGGCTCTTTAACTGCCAAGTTCAAAATAATAAGTTCGTTAATCTTCTCAAGGCCGATTCCATACTGGGCAGTCTTTTGAGTCCAACGATTCATAAGCGGTTGATACTGAATTGAAAGTGCAACACCAGATGTATTTGAAATTGGTTGGACTTGACCGAGTGCTGTCTCTGGAACGTTCATTAACTCGTGCATAGAACGCTTTAATAGTTCAAGATACTTTAGAGCACCTTCGATTCCTGCTCCGCCACCTTCTAGGTTAAATACCTGTGAATCTTTAGGAAGACCTCCCCAAACTTTCTTGGGACCTTTCTCAAGGTTAGAAGCCTTTGCACCAACAATAACTGTTACAGGTGCAGCGTGATAGTTAATAATGTCTGCAACATCTGTTGAAATTTCATTGTATGCACGATTAATAGAAATAATGTCATGGCAATCAGGAAGACCCCAAGGTGAGCCAGCAACAGGAATATTTGCAATATGTACAACAGGGATTGTTCCTAGAGGATTTGGACGAGAGTCAATAAGTTCATCGTTAATGTATTCTTCAATAAGGTCATCTGTAAGAATCTCAGTGTAAGTAAATACCTGTCTTGTTCCCTCTAAAGAAGTTCCCCAGAAACGGTACTTCTGCTTAAATCTTAAAAGACGATTGCGGTCGTGTGGATGAAACTCTGGGAATGAGAAAGAGGAGTTAAGAGGAAGAACTCGAACTTTTCCTGGGTGTACTCGACCAATTGCATCAGTCCACGGTTCTTCATAGGCTACTTTTACAAAACAATCTCCAGAGATTCCACCTTGTTGTGCCATTTCTAAAAGAACTCTAGTTTTGTCGTTATCTACTTCCCATACTCGTTGCAAACGGTCTGGAACAATTGCTTCAGTTGCTTTAGGGCTGCGGAAACCAATTCCCTTGCCAAATGTAAATCTAGAAAGATAATCTGTAAATGCTCTGTAGTAGTTGACTGCAATTTGCATTTCGCCTTGTTCACGGCGATAACCCCAGTGATGACCTAAATACATCGCCCAATTTAAAGAGTAGCGATTTAAACGCGGACCATGAACTTCAAATTCTTCGTCTGCTAGTTCCACTAAACCAAGTGGAGAAATTGAAATAGTTAAATCAGAGGAGGCTGCTCTGTATGAGGGAGGAGAAAAGTCAACAAAACTCATCGTATGACCTTACTTAGTGTCACTCTTTTTTCCGCCCTTATCCTTTTTACGTTTCACGTCTTTTGCGTCTTTTTTAGTTCCACGTTCTTTTTGCAGTTTTGCAAATTGTTTTTCATTAAGTTTTTTTGTTTGTTCTATAGGACTATTTGAGTCTATAAATCTACCACCACTTTGAGTGTATCTCTCTCGAACCCAGTGACTTGCTGCAGGATTTGGGTACGTTGAGTATTTGGCTCTTGCTTGAGCAATCACCATTTCCCAAAGTTTTGGATTTGCAGGTTTTTCAGCCACAGTTATTTCCTTTACAACTTTGTTCCCCCTAGGACAATCCGAGGGGGTCAAAGACAAAAAACTCTTTTAGTCGTTTACTACGGTTGGAGAAGTACGTTGTGTACGTCCACCAGAGCGTGCAACAACCTCAGTCTTTTGTTCTGCATAGTCTGTGAAAGACCCGTGTGAGAACTCAGCAAGGAATGTTGGTGCTTCTGTCCATGCAGCAGAGCCAACATGGGCACGTGCCTGCATAGTTTCTGCAGCAGTCTTTTGCCAGACTGGAGCATTACGGTTTGGACGACCTGCAGCAGCAGCAAAACCTTGCTGCATTCCTAGTTCAAAATCATTTGGAACATCAGTATCAGTTGCGATACCTTCTTCAAAACGAAGAGGACCACGACGTGATGCGTTTCCTGCCTCTTTCATTTCGTAAACATTTGAACCCTTCTCAGGGAACTGTGGGTTTGGTGCTAGTGTCATTATGACTCCTTATAAGGTTAGTAAGACGGAATGGCCTATTCCAAAGATGATTTTCTCTGATTTTTTACTATAAGTAAGGGTTAACTCAGTTTTAATTTTTACTGAAAAACGGGCTACTGGTTAAAACCACCTCTGGCATAACTAAGTCCTTAGTTAAAGCACAGGCAATAGAGAGGCTATCAACGTAATCATCATGGGCGTAAGACTCATCAGGAGCAGCCACAAGGAAGTTAGGACCCTTGTACTGAACCTCAGCATCTACCATCTGTTGGTAAAACCTTTTCCACGTTCTTAAACGACGTGTTTTTGCGTGGGCAGGGTAACCCAATAATTTTCTTTGGATTAACGCTTGAAGGTGTTTCCACCTTTGTGACTGTTCAGTAGCACTAGAGGTAATAGAAGCAACTTCTGCTCTAGGCAATAAAAGTCTAAGACGCTGTGCAACAGCATCTCCAACACCATTAGCGTCAACACCAACTGCTAAAACATCGTAGTTACTTAAGAAGTTAACGATTTGGAAGTACTGTTCTTCCCAGTCATCTCCCTGTAACTCCAGCCAGTTTAAGACTCGATGTTCAAAATAACCGAACTCATCTGGCCTATCCCAGTCAACCCATACAACAGTAACAACTGTTGAGTCCATCTTACGTGCAGGGTCAATGCCAACTACCACAGGTGTCTTGTGCCAAACCTTTACTAGTTCTTGTGAAGTATCACCTAGTTCGTCCATAACTCCAGAAGTTACAAACATACCTCGTTCAAGAAGCCACTTGCAGTTGTAAGACATTTGGAACTCGTCTGAATCTTCTCCAATACGCAAAGTTTCTTTCTTTATAAACTTGGAGTAGTTTTCATTAAACTTAGCAACATCTTTCCAGTCCCATTGAAAATGGTTTTGTCTAGCACCTCTAGTTGTTTGACGACGCTTGTTTAATTGAATAGCCCTATAAAAGTTATTTTTGCTAGTTGTTGGTGTGCCTGTTTTAACCATAGTTCCCGCATAGTAAGCAAGCATTGGGGAAATTGACTTAGATACAACAAAGTCATCGGCTTCTTGACACTCGTCAATAACAATCAAATGGAAAGACTTAGACTCAATTTTTGCACGGGGGTTTGCAGTCATCATCGTAATTGTTGAGCCAGATTTCTTTAGTTTAATCATTCGAGTTACTCCACCAATACGTGCAGCAGAGTCATCAATTTCAGGGTCACCAAGAATTTCTAATGCACGCTCTGATGTAAGTCGTGTAACAGTACGACCAAAGAGTGTTTCTGCCTGACCTTCTGTTGGTGCAAACAAACCAACCCAAAGTCCATCTTTAAACTTACCTAATAAATCTGGGTATAACTTTGCAAGACGTGGAAGAAGAATCATTAATGTTGCAACAGTATTTGCAACTGTTTCAGATTTACCTGACTGACGTGCTGCAAGGGCTGTAATTTCTTCACCATCATTAATTAAAACTGACTCAATTACACGACGTGCTAACGGAAGTTGATAGGGGTGTAGAGGATACCCAACAAGAACTTCTTGAAACTCTAAGATTTTATTTATTAGTTTTTCAACAAATTGAATCGAGAGTTCATCTAAGTCATTTTCTTCAGGGGGTAGCGGAACTTCTTCATCTTCTGCTGCGTAAAGTTCGGGATTAATTTCCTCAAACTTCTCATCATTAAAATCAATAGACATTTAGTTCCTAAACAGAGAAGCCCACCGAAGTGGGCAACCCCGCGTCTGAGAGAGGGAGACGGTTAATTCTATCACTAAGTTACGACCTTCTCTTTAATTCCCGCATGATTTCTAAAAGTGCTTCTGCACCCATTTCTAACTCATCTAGCAATACTGATTCGTTTGACTTCTGCCAAGCAAAAGTATCTCTGCCTATAGCAAATAAAGAAGCCTCAACCCATCCAATTAACTCTGGAGTAGGTAACTTAGATATACGCTTCTGTATCTTCGTCTGGGGCTGGTACCCATCCTTTTTCTTCTTTAAAATCATCGTAAGTTACATCCCTTCTCGAAATTGCACTGTTGAGTGCTTCTTCTTCAGACTTTGTTCCTTGCCATTTTCCTAAAACAAGAATACGGCTTAGGGGTAGTCTAACCATAAGTGGAGTTGCAAAACGGTATGGTTCTTCAATTTCTTGGGTCCAGCCGTGGACTACGAGTTTATTACCCCACGTAAGGGGCTGTTTAATAACTTGTACGAATCGTTCTGTTCCAATGTTGTGCGCCTTTGGCATTTGTTACCGTTTCTTTTTATTACCCCGACTGGATTTTAGTGCTGTGGTTTTAGGCTTATTTGCTTGAGTTCTTGGCTTTTTAGTAACACCGTAACCAGTCTTAGAGGTAGGTACAAGACTTTGACGACCTTCAAAGTATATCTGATTAGTACGAACAATTCGATATAGGGTTTCTCTAGCATAAGTAGGTAGTTGACCCATAGCAGCATCTCCACGAGCATGGCTATCTAAGTATTGGCGAATAAAACGCCCTTTAGAAATTGTTGCTTTAAAAGCACTCCAAGTTGATGGCTTAACATCGTAATAGTTATAGAACAACCCGTCTCTAAAGACAACGGTTAATGTTTCACGCTTTGGGTCATATCCTGCAGCAACTGTTCTAGGACGTTGATAATTAGTAGTTGATGTAGGTAATACGGTTAATGGTGCAGGAGCATCGTAGTTATCTAACGGCTCATCTGCATAATTTGAGTAACGAGTAGGGTCATAAAACTCACCCGCTTCTTCTTCGTCATCGCCCTCAAAAATCTCAATAGCATCATAAAACTCAGAGCCTGGCGATACTGGGAGTGACTGAAACGGATTAATACGTCCCGTTTGTGGAGTCACCCCCAGCATCTTTGCCATGCCTTTTACTTCTCGTTCGCCAACTCCATAGAGTTCGCGGGTCGGGTCTAGTAATGCTGATAGTTCATCAGAAGATGTTCTAGCACGTAGAACATTTCTTTGTCTATCGTCACTACCACCTGTGGAGGTAACCCGAGCCATTATTACTCCTTAATTAGGATGCTGTTGCCCAAGGTGTAATTGTTACTGCTGCACCGACTGCAGTTGTTGCAGCACCGCCAGCAATTGATTGAGTCTTAATTGTTCCAGCAAGACCAGCAAGAGTTCCTGTTGCATTGATACCAGTGGTATCAGCAACTGAGAATCCTGTGCCTGAGATTGTAATGTTTCCAGAAGCACTAGCAGTT